ATCATTATCATTCATTTGATTAAAATGATTCTTTATAATCATAGGTTTCCATATCCAATAACCATAACCTCTTGGATTATTAGTAATAAAGTCTTTATGTGGTTCTAATAAATCTTTTATAGTTTTTGGAGTTTCTATTGATATGCTATTAAACCAACCAGTTTCTTCTGCTTGTTTTTTTAATATTTTTTTACGATTTTTAAATAGTTTATCATCACCAAAAGTAGTAAAAAGATACTTAGGAGGAGGTGGGATTGGTAAAGAACTAATAGCATAATCTCTTGCATATAAAACATCTTTATCAATATCTTTTATTAATCCTCTACTATATTCTTTATGAACCCACCAGTCTTCAAAAGGTGCATCATCGCTAGGAGAAATATTACCTGCTACTAACACATAACCCGCTTTTTGTAATATTTTTCTTGATTTTTTTCTATACACCTCATTATTATCATAAGCATCATGTTCATATGTAATAGAGTTAAACTTAAGTTTATCAAAATCAATATTTTCTAATACTTTATAAGTGTTAGAAGCTGGGTCTATGTCTAACTGTAGATAGTCTATAGTGGTTGGATATTTATTTTTCTTTAAATAACTAACCCAATCAATAGTAGTAGCATCTGTGCTAAATATTTTATCACTTGGTCTCTCAGTTTCCCACTGGTTTATTAAAGATTGGTCTATTTCAAAAGTAATACCTTCCCAACCAAACTCTTTTAATAGTGCTGTATTATTACCATAATATGGTTTACCTCCTCCTACTTCAATATAAAATCCTTCACGTTTACCTTTTAAAGCATATAATACAAATAAATCTTGAAGTACTTGACTATAGTTTTTTTCTATATTTTCTAAACCATCAAACTTTAGTTTAAAAGTAGAATAATCACTTTTAGTATAAACTATGGGTTCATGCCATCGTACTATTGGTTTGTTTGGTTTAGGTAAATCTTCCCATTCAAGCTCATCTAAAAGTTTTATTGGCATTCTAAGTGCATAAGCGGCATTATCTTGATAACCATAAGTTATTAAAAAGTCATCTCCTTGTATTGCTAAACCTGTATTAAACTCTATTCTAGTATCCATAAAAGAGAAAGGTGCAGATAATCTTTTTAGATTCCAATCTTTATCCCACACTATAAATCTATGATAATAAAAAGCATCTTTATGCATGCCCGGGTGGTGGAAGAAATCAACTTCATGTGTTATTGTTATTCTATCACCCTCATCACCTACTGGAATAACTTGACTACTACCTCTTAATCCTCTAGGTAAATCTATTTTATCATCTTTAGATACAACAACTTCACTAGAACATTCATCAGGGTTGATTTTTACTACCTCTAAGGGATTAGCCCATCTTACAAAATGATAAGGCATATCTATTATTGCAGCCCAGTTTTTTTCTAAATAAGTATGTCCGCTAGGAGGTGCTATTCTGTCTCTGCTTATTTCGTTGCATTTACTTGCATCCCAATCTATTTCACATAACTCCATACGGCCTTCACCATCTGGTTTAATATCACGTCTTACACCACAAATATACAGTGTATCATCCCATTTCATAACACGAGCATCTTCTAATCCTACAAATGTCCAAACTGGGTCTACATCAAAAGTTGATGTGTCTATTTTTTGATAGGTTAATACCTCTAAGGTTTTAGGGTCAAGTTTACATAAATAGTTTCCTGTTTTTAATACAACATCATCTTCAGGATTTAGATAGGCTAAAGCTCCCCACTTGCAATAAAACTTTTGATTAAACTCACTATGATACAAAGTGTAGTGAACATGTCTAATATTAGCTAATACATCTCCGTTATTGTCTATAAAAATAGAAACGTTGCATAAACCAGTACCATCAGTTAACTCACTAGGTATTATGAGAGGGGTAATATCTCCCCCATTATTTATAACTATTTTTGATAAGTTCTTTATCATTTATAACTTTTATTTATTTTAATACATCAATATACGTAAGATTTTTTAGAAATCCAAGTTTATCCTTTTAAAGATTTGATTTTATTTAAATGTCTTCGTTACTCCAAGGATTTGATTTTACTACTGTTGATTGATTTTTTTGTGCTTCTATTTGAGAATCTACATCAGCTTTTATTTTTACTAAGTCTAACTTTGATTCTACCCAAGCCGTAACTTGTTCTTCAGTTAAATCAGCAAATGGTGTAAATGAATCCGAGTTAGGTGCATTTATCTCTACTGCTCCTATTGCATCCCCATAATAATCTTCACCATCTATAGTTTCTTTACCCATATACATCCAATGGAGGATTTTAACTACATCTTGCAGGTCACCCTCGGTAGGTGCTGCATCTATCTTTTTTATTGATAATTCGTATATTATTGCCATTGTTTTATTGTTTTAATAACTCAACCTCTGCTTTAAGGTCGGTAACTTGTTGTGATAATTCTTGAATTGCTTTTGTGAGAACTGGTATTATGCTATTGTCCATTATTGATTTATTCCCCTCATGTCCACGAATGGCTTCTGGTAGAATCTCTTCAAGCTCTTGAGCAATAAAACCTATTTGCTTTACTTTAGATTTGGTTTCATCTTTCCAGTAAAATCTTCTTGGTTTTAAACTATTTATCTCTGATAAACCATAGCTACTATCCTCTATATTTTTCTTGAATAATCGATCAGATGAGTTACCATGACCACCGTAGAAGGTTACATAACCAGTTGTCTCAACAGCATACGCTGTAGTATTACCCATCGTAAACAAAAACCGTCTTCCAACAGTACTTGATCCAGATAATCTAGAATAAAGATATGTTTGATTACTTGAGGCTGCTAAAATGGTAGCTGATGAACTACCATCAGTTCTTTCTGCTTGAAAAATACAAGTACCAGTGTAGCCCATGTGTATTGCTCTTGCTCCACTTCTAGTACTTATTGAACCTCCATATATGTAGCCATCACTATTTGTAAGTCGGATTTGATTACTAAAATTAGCTGTACCACTGTAAGGAAATGTTGCTGCACCACTTGTACCTTGTGCACCTGTTCCTCCTGTACTACCTGTACCACCTGTACTACCTGTATTACCTGTTGTTCCTTGTGCTCCAGTTGAACCATTTGAACCATTTGAACCATTTGAACCTGCTGTACCTTGTGCACCTGTTCCTCCAGTTGATCCTGTTGCTCCTTGTGCTCCAGTACCTCCACCTCCACCAGTTGCTCCTGTTGCTCCTTGTGGGCCAGTACCTCCATTTAAACCTACTGCACCTTGTGCTCCAGTTGAACCATTTGTACCTTGAGAACCTAATGCCCCATTTGAACCATTTGTACCTGCTGTACCTTGTGCTCCATTTGAACCATTTGAACCTGCTGTACCTTGTGCTCCAGTTCCTCCTGGTTCTCCTTTTGCTCCAGAAACTGATGTCCAAGAGGGAGCAGCGTTACCATTAGAGGTTAATACTTGACCAGAAGATCCATAATTAGTAGAACTACTACCTACTGCAATAGCACCTGTTAATGTGATGGTGAGGCGTGTTGTTGGAGAAAATGTTGTTCCCGCAGCATCTGTTGATGATCCATTACTATAAAAAGTATGCGAACCTTCACTTTGTTGATAAAAAGCAGTAGCACCTATATTTTTGTTTTTCCAATTACTTCCATCGTAAATAAGATTACTTGATAAACCCGTTGTATTATCGTCATGAGAAAATAAACCAACACTTTGCCCAATATTTAACGCTTTCCAAGTGGATTTCCAATCGCTTGGAGTAGTTCCAATACCCACATTACCCCCCGATGAGATGGTGAGTTTTGTGGTTGCAGTTGTATTGTTTGCTGATGCCGTTTTAAATATAATACTAGAACCCCCACTTGCTCCATTCATTTCAATTCTAGCGTGAGATTTGTTTGTGTCTCCAAATACTCCCGTATTCGGGTTTCTGTTTACATCAAGTTCAAAAGCCGTTCCATTTGAATTAAGAAATCCTTTACTAGAAGAACTACCTATTGCTACATCACCTCCCGATGAGATATTTAATCTTAGAGTTTCTGTAACAGCATCTCCTGCACTTGCTCCTTGAGTTGTATTATAAAATCCAAAACTACCATCACTTAAACCTAATAATATAAAAGCACCATAACCCGCTTCTTTTACTTTCCAACCGCTATTATATACTATATTGGATGCTAAGTATGCTCTTTTATCATATCCAAAAACACCTGCACCTCCATTTAAATCTAAAGAACCAGCTATTAAATTTTGAGTATAAGGAGTAACTCCAATACCCACATTACCACTTGAATCAAGAGTCATTTTTAATGAATCATTAATATACCAATTATGATATCCTGATGCACCAGCAGCTATATGATATAACTCATTACCACCACTTACATCTCTAACTTTAAATACTCCTCCATCGGACTTTAAATCAAACGATGTAGTACTCCCAATTAATCTAAAAGCTGGTGTTGAATCTTCAACAGCTATAATATTTCCACTTACATGGAGCGTATAACTAGGAGTTCCTCCAATACCCACATCACCCGCTGATGTGATGGTGAGTCTTGTGGAATCATTAACTCGAAATTCCATTCCATTATCATTATGGGTATAGAAAATACCTCCTATATTTCCATCATCTGTATCAGAAAACCATAATGAAGATTGGTTAGCATTGCCTGATTTTATCTCCACAGAGGTATCAGTAGTAGAAACTATAGATAAATTTCTATTAGGGGAAGTAGTTCCAATACCTACATTACCTGTACTTGTTACTGTTATAAAATCTGTAAGCTTAAATGACATATTATTTGTTTATTATAAGTATTGGATTTAAAAATATTAGTTATTTTTAAGTAGTTGGATTTCGGATTTAAGTTCTTCGATTTGAGCTTGTTGTTCTTGGATTGCTTTTATAAGCATTGGGGTAAATACAGAGTATTTAACTGATTTTGTTACTGTACCTAAATCTACTATTTCAGTAGTTATGTTTCCTTCTTCATCTGTTACTTCTCTATCTTCAGTATCAGTTTTTTCATCAATCATTGAAGGAAATATTTCTTCAAGTTCTTGAGCGATTACTCCTATTTGTTTGGTTTCATTACCAATAAAATTAAAATTTTTAATATTGACTCTTAATAAATCATTTAATTTAGGTGTAGCATCTACAATATTTTCTTTTAATTTAATATCTGATATTTGCCCATAAGCATTATTTAAATTTTCTACATTACCATTATAAAGTATTTGAAATACGTGAGCGTTGGTAGGGCTAAAACAACCTATAAAGTAACCACTATTTATTGAACCTTTGTTCATTACCATACCGTATGAAGTTGATCCATTACTGTACGCAA